GCGATCCATCATCGGCGGCAGCACCAACCGCGATACCGGCTTGCTCGTCGACGACACCGGCAACCGCCGCTTCTGGGTTATCCCCGTCACCGCAGCACCGCACATCCCCGTCGATGGCCTCCTCCTCGAGCGTGATGCCATATGGAGCGCAGCGGTTGCCGCCTACCGCGCCGGCGAACCCAACCACCTCACCCGCGACCATGCCGCGCTGGTCGATCGCGAGAACGAAACCTACCTAGTGGACAGCCCATGGAAGTCCGCCATCCAGGAATGGATCACCCGCAACCTCGGCCGTGCCATCACCAGTGAGCTGATTTTGACCGAGGCGATCGGCAAACCCGTGGAGCGCCAAGGTAGGGCGGACCAGATGCAGGTCGCATCAATCCTCAGGGATCTGGGCTACGAAAAGAAGCGCGCATGGTTGGAAGGTAGGAACAAATGGGTGTTTGTCCTACCTCTGACATGAGGTTGGCAGGAGCAGATCCACTGTCCTGCAGTTCTTTTACTATCCTTACTAACCTACTAACCTTTTATTTATTTAGAGGAGAGAAGGGAGGTGCAGGGGAAATAGCGTCTATGTCCTGCCATGGGGGAGGTAGGCAGGTTGACAGGTGCCGGCCCCGGGCATTCGCCTTACCCTTGGCACATGGCAGCCATCACCCTCGACATCAAGTCAGAGCTCCCCAAGGCCATCCGCTGGACGGATGCCATGACCAAGCAGCTCCCCTATGCGATTGCCAAAGCCATGACTGAAAGCGCCAAGAAGGCGCAGGTGGCACTCAAAGCGCAGACGCCCCGCTATGTGGATCGGCCAACGCCTTGGACCATGAACAGCACCTTCGTGCGGTTCGCCAGTCCTAAGAAGCTGGAGGCATGGGTCGGGTTCAAGGACTTCGCATCAAAGGGCACTGCTGCGGCCAAGTACCTGCAGCCCATGATTGCGGGCGGTGCACGACGTCAGAAGTCATCAGAGCGGCAGCTGGTCGCGTCTGGTGTGCTTCCGTCGGGCAGCTTCATCGTGCCGACTGGCGTCACACCTCTCAAGTACAACGGTTACGGCAACCTCTCAGGTGGCACCTACACCCAAGTGCTCAGCCGTCTCAAGGCACTAGGTGAGCAGGGCTACACCGCCAACGTGTCTGGCTCCAAGCGTTCGCAAGGCAAGCGCTCGCAGCGTGACTACTTTGCAGGACGGCCAGGCAGCCTGCCCCTTGGCATCTACGCCCGTCTTGGCAAGAAGCCCAAAGGTACAGGTGGACCTGGCAGCCTCAAAGGCGGACGGCCGATCACTTCAAACCTACCTCGTGGTTTCCACACCGTCTTCTATGTGACGCGCCAGCCCCTTTACTTTGCAAAGTTCCCAGTGCCAAAGATCCTCGACAACACCTACCGCAACACCTTCGGCCCCAACCTGCGCTCTGCACTTGAGCGTGAGCTGGCCTACCAAGCGAGGAAGGCTTAGGTGGGCACCCCCCCCCACCCCATCCCCCCCGGTCTTTGGGTCCTTCCGGCAAGCCGGGTTTGCGGGTGTATGCGAATCGCACGCTTTGTCTAGCGTCAGCGCCGGCTCACCCTAAACCCTTGCGCCGCAATGGATCTCAGCGAATCTTGATATGAAACACCCCTAGAGCGTTAAGCGCGGTTTAGCATAAGTTAAAGAAACCTAGCCGTCAGTTAATTTGCTTGTTACGTTCTCGGAATTCGCAGCGATCAAGGGTTGCACCAAGGCAGCGGTGACTCATGCAACCAAGAGCCGGATCATTGCGGCTGTGGTCGAGAAGGACGGCAAGCGATGGCTGGACCGTGACATGGCGCTGGAGTTGTGGCGAAAGAACACGTTGAGGAACAACGCGGCCAAGGTTGACGAGCCGGATCCGATCGAGCCAGCGGCACCGCGGACACCGGTGGAGCTGAAGCGGGTGATCGAGGCGCTGCCGGATGATGCGATCCCGGAGCTGAATGAAAGCCGGGCGCGGCGGGAGCACTACCAGGCGGAGCTGGCGAAGCTGCAGGTAGCGCAGCAGCGGCGGGAGCTGGTACCAGCGGATGAGGTAAAGAAGGACGCTTTCCAAATTGGCCGCAGCATCCGCGAAGCACTGAGCAACTTGGCAGATCGGCTGAGCCACCAGTTGGCGGGCGAGACTGACGCGGCAGTGATCCACAAGCTGCTGAGCGATGAGCACCGAGATGCGCTGCTGTCGTTGGCGGAGGTGGAGCGATGAGCACCTGGCGCACGGCATTGATGGATGGGTTGCGGCCGGAGCAACCGCTGACGGTGAGCGAGTGGGCGGACAAGCATCGACGGCTGAGCAGCAAGGCAAGCGCGGAGCCGGGGCCATGGCGCACCAGCCGGACGCCATATTTGCGGGAGCCGATGGATTGCTTGAGCAGTACCAGCGCGGTGCAGCGTGTGGTGATGATGTTTGCCGCGCAGACGGGCAAGACGGAGGCTGGCGCCAACTGGCTGGGCTATGTGATCGACCATGCACCGGGGCCGATGCTGCTGGTGCAGCCGACGGTGGAGATGGCAAAGCGGTTGAGCAAGCAGCGGCTGGAGAGCTTGATCACCGAGACGCCGGTGCTGGCGGAGAAGATCGCACCGAGCAGAAGTCGAGACAGTGGGAACACAATGTTTGCGAAAGATTTTCCGGGCGGCATGATGCTGCTCACCGGAAGTAATAGCGCCACTGGTCTGAGGTCTACGCCATGTCGCTACATCTTCTGCGATGAGATCGACGCGTTCCCGAGCGATGTGGATGGTGAAGGCGACCCGGTGAGCCTGGCGGAGAAGCGGGCGACCACGTTTGCGCGACGCAAGATCCTGTTGACCAGCACGCCAACGGTGAAGGACTTCAGCCGGATCGAGGCTGAGTATGAGCGAAGCGATCAGCGGCGGTTCTATGTGCCGTGCCCATGCTGCAGTGTGATGCAGTGGCTGAAGTGGCCGCAGCTGAAGTGGGAGAACAACGAGCCGGCGACAGCCGCCTATGAGTGCGAGGTGTGCCATGAGCGGTTCGCTGAGATCCACAAGCCGGCGATGCTGCGCAAGGGTGAGTGGCGTGCGACGGCGCCGAGCAATGGGAAGACGGCCGGCTTCCAGCTGAGCGGGTTGTACTCACCACTGGGCTGGTTGAGCTGGGCCGACATGGTGGACGACTTCTTGCGGGCGAAGACGGACGCGCCGATGCTGAAGAGCTTCGTCAATACCAGGCTGGCGGAGACATGGGAGGAAGACTTCGCGAGCAAGGTAAGCGCCGACGGCCTGCTGGAGCGGTGCGAGCATTACGAGGCGGCGATGGTGCCAGAGGGTGGGCTGGCGTTAACGGTGGGCGTTGACGTGCAGGACAACCGGCTGGCGATCAGCGTGTGGGCATGGGGCCGCGAGGAGGAGGGCTGGCTGCTGGATCACCAAGAGATCTATGGCGACCCCTCGAGGCAGGAGCTATGGAAGCAGCTGGACGAGGTAGTGCTGCGCGAATGGCCGCACGCGGTGGGGCCTGCGATGCGGCCTGATGTGGTGGCGATCGACAGCGGTGGCCACTTCACGGCGGAGGTGTATCAGTACGCACGGGAACGCGGCCGGCAGGGTGTGGTGGCAATTAAGGGGCAGAGCCAGCGCGGCAAACCACCGATCGGCAAGGGCAGCAAGGTGGATGTGAATCATCAGGGGCGGACGTTGAAGCGTGGTGCGGTGGTTTACCTGGTGGGTGGTGACACGGTGAAGACAACGCTGTTCGGGCGGCTGAAGCACAACGAGCAGGGCGCTGGGTTCTTGCACTTCCACATGGGCACAACGGGCGAATACTTCGAACAGCTGACGGCGGAGAAGCAGGTGTTGCGGTACAACCGCGGCGGGTTCCCGACAAGGGAATGGGTGAAGAAACCATCAGCTAGGAACGAGGCGCTGGATTGTTTGGTGTATGCCTATGCGGCAATGAACCTGATGTACCAGCGCTTTGACCGGCGAACGATCTGGGACCAGCTGGAGAAAAGGCTGGAGGCAACAGGCAAGAAGAAGAAGCCGGCGTTGCTAGGATCGAAACAGCAGCCTCCCTCCGGGGCTACTAGTGGCTTCGTGAGCAACTGGTAACCGTGAACCTCCCCGCGCAAATCCGAGCTGGTGACACTATCAAGTGGCGGGACGATGCTGGCGTTGACAATCTTGGGATTGCGATCAGCAGTTCTGACTACACGCTGACTTACTACCTGCGGACGAATACGGCAACCGAAGGCGCGACGGTGGTGGGCACTGCCTATGGGACTGGGTGGGAGTTCACGATCGCCTCGGGCACTAGCACGGCCTTTGATGCAGGGCAATGGTTCTGGCAGGCGGTCGCAACGAAGACCGGCAGCACGGTGACGCTGGGCGCTGGGCAGCTGCAGGTGCTTGCGGCGCTGAGCTACACGGGCACACCTGGCGCGGTTGATGGCCGCACACAGGTGCAGCAGGACCTTGATGCGGTGCAGGCAGCGATTCGCGCGATGGTCAGCGGCGGCGCAGTGGCTGAGTACACGATCGGCACCAGGCGGCTGAAGAAGATGGAGCTGACCGATCTGCTGCAGCTTGAGGGCAAACTGAAGGCTGAGGTGAAGAGGGAACAGGCGGCGGCATTGATGGCCAATGGCCTGGGCAATCCGTTCAATCTGTTCGTGAGGTTCTGATGGGTCTGCGCACGCGACTGTTTCGGGCAATGGGCTTTGCGCCGGTGAAGCCACAGCGTCGGGCGTACCAGGGCGCACGGATGAGCCGGCTGACGGCTGACTGGATAACGAGCGGCACCAGCGCCGACAGCGAGATCAAGTCAAGCTTTAAGGCATTGCGCAACCGTGCGCGGCAGCTAGTGCGCGACAACGACTATGCGAAGCAGGCGGTGCGAGCGATCCAGAACAACGTGATCGGGCATGGCATCCGGCATCAAGGACAGGTGAAGATGCTGGGCGCTGACCGGCTGGATGAGGCGATCAACGGTCAGGTGCATGAGCAATGGGAGCGGTGGATGCACAAGAGCCGCTGTGATGTAAGCGGGCTGCTGGGCTTCCATGACATTGAGCGGCTGCTGGCGCGAAGCATGGCCGAATCGGGTGAGGTGTTTGTGCGGATGATCCGCCAGCCATTCGGTGACAGCAAGGTGCCGTTTGCGCTGCAGGTGCTCGAGGCCGACTACCTGATTGATGACGACGT